ACAGGGCGGCGTAGAAATCTGCAAAACTCAAGACTGAATCCGTAGCAGTAGCAGTCTCGGCTACAGGAGCGTTGAACGTGGATGCGGCTACGCTGGGGGAGTCTGTAGCGGTAGCGGTTTCTGCTATTACCGCCGCATATATAACACCACCAAAACTCCACCCAGTATTGTTGCCACCATCTACGTTGCCGTTTGAAGTAAGTGCTTCCCAAGTTGCCCCGCCAGTGCCGTTTGACCTGCTAATTGAGCAAAAAGAAACGGAGACAGTGCCGCTTGCCTTGGACAGCGTGTGGCTTGCCGCAGTGACTGAGCCTATAGTTATTAAGTTTCCTGCCGTACCTGACAAACTGAAACTGGTAAATGTGCTTGTTGTTGCCGCTGTGAACAATACTGACGCTGGTTGAACAGTATTTGTAATGTTACTAAATGTGTTTGACCCTGTAATGGTCAAATCACCAGCACCACCTTGGTTGAGTGTGCAGTTAAACGTAGAGCCACCACCAACAAACGTCTTGGCGGTTGCGGCAGTCATGGAGATTGTGCCTACACCTGTGCCTGCGGTTGTTGTAAACCCTGTGGGGTTTGCATTCCAAAATATAAAACTACCACCACTAGTTAATAACAAAGTCCCGCCATTAAACGTAATGTTTTTTGTTCCAGCATTGATTACAATATTGCTTGCTGTTAATGTAAATCCATTTAAATCTAAAGTTCCGTTGGTAAGGGCTGCTGCATTTGATGAGCCTAACGTCATTGCATCCAAAAGTTGCCACGTTCCACCAACACCCGTAAAAACAACAGGATAAGGCAATGTTTTAGTATTACTGGTAATTGTTTTTGTTCCGCTAGTTGCACCAAAATAAAAGTCATTGGCTCCCGGAGTCAAAGTCATGCCAGTGGAGAGTTTTAAGTTTCCATAAATAACAGAGGCAAAAGCTGGCCCTGCCCATGTTCCTGCATAACCAGTAAAGTCAACATTTCTGGCTGAATGACTGGATGATGCTAAAAACGTCAGCGCATAAGTTCCACCAGTAAAGTTAAAACTTATAGAGTTTGCTTCAGACAATCCGCCTGGGGTTACAGTAATAGCAGTAGAGCCAACACTTGTGACGTTAACTACTTGAGTACCTGTTGTAGTTAGTCCTGTAACTGTTGATGTAGTCCACACAGTACCTGTACCAGTACAAGATATTTGACCCGTACCAAAAGCAATTGTTCTAGTGTTTGAATTGCTTGAACTAAAAAGTCCAGCACTCAATGTAAATGATTGAAGGTTTAATGTGCCGCTGGTTAACGTAGCAGTTCTTGTAGAACCCATTGTCAGCGCATCTTGCAGTTGAAATGTTCCGCCAACTCCGTTAAAAGTAAGGGGGAAATCTATTGTTTTTGCATTGGTAGTAATTTGTTTTGTTCCACTTGTTGCACCAAAAGTCATGGCGCTTGTAGATGCGGTTAGCGTCATTCCAGAAGAAAGCGTTAGATTGCCATAAATTATTCCAGTGTCCGTTACCAACAACGTACCTGCATAACCAGTAAAATTTACGTTTCTTGCTGTGGTAGTGCCGCTTTGTAAAAACGCCAACGTATAAGTCCCACCAGTAAAATTAAAACTGATGGAGTTTGCTTCTGATAAATTGCCATTACGAACAGTAATAGCAGTAGAGCCTGTACTTGTTACGTTAACTACTTGAGTACCTGTTGTAGTTAGTCCTGTGGTTGTTTGTGTAGTCCATACAGTACCTGTGCCTGAGCAAGTAATATTGCCTGTACCAAAAGCAATTGTTCTTGTGTCTGATACGCTTGAACTAAATAAACCTGTGGTTAATGTAAACGATTGAAGGTTTAACGTACCAACAGTAACTGATGTAGTTCTTAATATATTTGTTGTAAACGCATCTTGTAAAGTAACAGAACCACTTGGGGTATTAATTGTTATGCCTTGAGTAAATGGTATGCCAGCACTTGTAATTTGCTGTGTAGTTTGTCCTGCAAACGTGAGTGTGCCTGTATTTGATAAAGTTATGCCTGTACCATTTATCCAGTTTCCGTAAATGGCATTACTACCTGTTACTAACGTCATAGTGTTTGACGTTCTTAATGACATATCTATTGTGCCAATGTTGTATGAGGCGTTAATGGTTGTTGTTGAACCAGATGCAGGGTATGTAGCCGCAGGGAATACAGCAGTATCTTGTGCTAACGGAAACTGAGTTGCGTCTAATGCACCACCTGATGTAGCAGACCAAGAGCCTGAACCTGCTACACCCCAACTATTTGAACCTGTCTGACCATAATAAACAGTTTTAGCCGCAGGGAAAGTTATGTTGGTATTGCCAGCACAGTTGCCTAATCTTGTTCCAGTAGCAGGAGATGCCGCACCAGCAAAAACAATACCTCTAAAATCAACATCAGTTAAAGATACTGCCGCACAAGTTAGTGTGCGTACATAACTAGCAAACGAAAAAAGATCAGAGGTAATCATCGTGCGGTATGCCGCCCCAGTACCAGCACTCACTGTAAGTGTTCCGCTAATTGTTTGGTTTCCACCCAACGTGATTGTTCCAATACCAATAGTAGTTCTGCCTGTTATATTAAGGTTAGTAAGTGTGTTTGTGCCATTGAAGCTAATGCTAGTTATTGCGGCAGATGTAAAAGATACATTGTAATAAGTAGCACCGCCACCAGTAAAAATTGAACTGGCTCCAGTATTGGCAATCGTTGATGTGCCAGCATTAAATGTTAAGCCAGTAAGAGAAGAAATAGACCAGCCGCTACTACCAGTACCAGTTACAGTAACCGTAGAACCATTTAAATTTATTGTTTTTACAGTTGTAGTGCTTGTTTGAAATTGAATGGTAGTAACAGCATAATTGCTTACTGAAGTGTCAAATGTGCCAGCAGTAATAGTTAAAAAGTTATTGCCAACATTTAGCGCAGAACCTAACGTCCATGCTCCACCTACACCATTAAATGTAACTGCACCTGAAAAAGCAATGCCATTAGTCGTTACAGTTTTACCAGTTGTGGTAGCGTTAAATGTAGTTGCGCCTGAATAAGATGCCGCAAAATTTGTGGCTTGAAATGTAAGACTTCCTGATACTGTCAATCCAATACTTGTGCCAGCAAGAGTCATTACCCCGTCAAGACCTGACGCTGTGAAGTCATTACAGACCCTTGGCGTGTTTGCCATAGTGACTGTGAATGCGCCAGTTCCTACGTTTGAGTTGGCATCAAAATAAACGTTGTCTGCCGCAGTAGGGACAGAAAAGCCTCCCGTCCCACCAGAAGTGTCAGACCAGTTAACCGTGTTGGTGCTACTCCAAGAACCCGTGCCAAGAATCCAGTAACGATCAGCCATTGTTACTCCGCAATCACAGGGTTTCCGTCAGCATCTAACACGATATTTCCATCAGCATCTAGCACAAAGTTTGGTGGAGGCGCAGTAATTATGGCAACCCAGTTATCAAACCTCTGCTGTTGCATAGCATTGATCTCTTCTTGAGTTAGCCCGTGGTCATCTGGCAAATGCAAAGCATCTGAAAATGTGCCGTGCTGTGAGTGAAAAGAGAAGTCAATTTTTATCATAGCTACTCCAAAGTAAAAGTACCCGCCAAAGCGGGTACACAGTGATACCCGTAGGTGACTATTAGCCAGCCAAACTCATTGTGTAAGTCACGTTAAGTGTGTCGCCAGATGTAACAGCACGGTCGCCGGGAGCAGAAAAGTCTGCCGCTGAAAACAAAGTACCTGATGTGCCACTAGCGACGGAACATAAGAACGCACCACCAACCGTTTGTGTGGCGTTAATCGTGAATGCCACAGCCGTACTGTTTGTTACCACTGATGGGTTTGCATTCGTTGCAGCCACAAAAGTAATAGCTGGGCGGCTACCAGCATACGGAGTTACCTCAGTCCAACCAGCGTGTACAGCCAATGTATCACCAGCAGCGGGCGTGTTAGAAGCGCCAGCGCCATACAAACCAACAAACCAAGATGTGATCTGGGTTGTACTGGTTAAAGCCACACCAGCCATGTATTGAAGACCTATGTTTACAACGAGGTTATGGTTTGAATCAGCCCATTTTAACTTGCCGTCTTTGTCATAGCATTCAATGCTAAAACGCCCAAGCGCTGTTGCGTTTTCATTTGCTTTGGGGGCGCAAATCAATCCTGCGGATACAGCATCAGCGGATGTGGTGTTGTCGTTAAACATAGGAAACTCCTTTAAGAAATGCGAATAATCGAAGATGTGTTAGTGACTGCTGGGAATTGTACGGTAAATGTGTTAGTAGAGGTCTTATCTGCACCAAAATCTAACACACAAACCGCTGGATTTCCACTACCGCTTAGATAGATTAACGCACCCCGTGCAGTAATAGCGCCCGTCCATGCAGCATTGTTGAAAGAAATGTAAGCTGTATAACCAGAGTTACCAGTAGTTGGGACTTGCGCTACGGTCAAAGCCAACCCGGTCGCTGAATAGTTACCACCAGACGCTTCGCCAGTGGCAGTGTACGCCGTGGTATCCGCGTTTAGTGTGGCTGCGTTTGTGTACAAGGCAATTTTAAAAGTGCCGCTCGTAAAGTTAAACGCGCCGTTCATCAAGCCCGTCTTAAACGTGTTGGTCGTCCAATTGCCAGTAAAAGCCATTATTGGACCCCGTTATTCTGTGGTAGTGGAGCCACCCTAGCCTGACCACTACGGTACGCATCACTGCGCTCAAGGCCATCGCCAAGGCGTTTAGCAAGTGCAAGTGCTTCCTTGTACTTAGTGTCGTACAACATAAGCATGTCTTGCTCACCCTTCATGTAGGTGTACGCTTCAACTAACGAACCATACAAGAGAACTGTGTCAAAGTTGTCTCCGAGCCAAGTCTGACCAGAGGCGGCAACAGTAATTGACTCAGGGTAGTAATAGTAATGTAGTTCTACGCTATACGACGCATCTGGTGTCGGGCCAAAAATAAAAGACAGTTCATTACTAATAACACTTGCAGAAACAGTTGGGCCAAACAACGCGTAATACTTAGGGATACCTGTATCTGTAGTGGGGTTTGGATACGCTTGACGGATGAAATTCACATCCTTGTTTAACAGGTACTCGTAGTTACCTGTAGCATCAATAACAGCCAAAGAATAGGTGGACAAAAAATCATTAGGGCAAGACAAATACTTGTTGCTGCTACTTGTTGCGCCCGTTACGTTCTTACGTAACGACGGAAACTGTACCGTGTTGTAAATGCGTTGTTCAGCCTGCGTAATAAAACGATTTATTTGCGTCGTTGAAGTCACAACTGTGCTGTCCGCCAAAGTGGTAGACGGAAAGTTGTTCTCCGTATAGGTCTGAATTGCAGCTACTAACTCGGAATAGGTCATCCCATTTTCCCGCTAATTTTGCGT